CTGACAACTGCCTCAATTGCCTGCTGGTTGTACATTGACAACCTCCATGACTGATTTCAGCTCTGATAATAATGCCGTGATGTCCTGACTGCGTTTTTTGCCGAACACGTCCACAACCTCATCAACCGTATTGCTGTCCGCTAACTCTGCCTTGATGTCGGCTATCATCCACGCTGGAATGTAATCGCTCTCAAAGTCACATGACGCTCCCTTGCCGTCCTTCAGGCGTTTGGTTGCCTTGCGTTGCCAGCGTTTCAAGTCCTCTTGCATGGGGTCCTCTTGCATGGGGTCATCTTCCTGCTCTTGTGGTAATGCTGGTTGAGTTGGTTGAGTTGGTTGTTCTTGTTGTCTTAATAGTTGTTCGTCCGTTAATTCAATACCTGATAACTCCGCCGCATTAAGAACGTGTAAACCAGCCTCAACGTATAATTTAAACACCTGCGCCCGTTTTTCTTCGTCTTCCTGGTAGATGGGAAGAGAACCGAAATCAAAATCTAATCTTGCCCCGACGTCTGTCAATAGTTGTGTATTGATTACATCTCGCAAGCGGTTTGCCTTCGGGATAATGGTCTCATCGTAAAACCCCTTGCGGTGTTCTTTTGCGGTTGCGTAGTTGGCCGCGTCCTGTAACATGGTTTTGGGAATACCGAACGCTAATGCAACGTTGCTCAATGCCTGCTGGTACAGCTCTGTCATAGCCAGGTCTTTGATTGGTGGTGTGAGTTGTTGGGTTGTAATTGCCCCTGCCCGAATACCAACCACGTTGAAGGCGTTTGCGATTGAACTTATCATGTTTTTAACAATTCTCTCAACCCTCTTAACTTCTGTGTCGGGCGTGTTGATATCCATCCCCAGGAACGTGACAGGCATCGCCCCACCCTCGAAGAATTTAGCCGCAAATCTGTCCATGTAGCGTAATAGTTGTGCATTGGTCAACGCTACCTCTGCGTTGCCTACCCCGTTGGTCACGTCATTAGCAGGGTCGAAGTCTGCGAAATATACCATCTGGTATAAGTTTCTTTCAGGATAGTTTACCCACTGCGTACCCGTCAAATTTGTGCCGGTTACGTTCTGCGTGAATAGTATCGCCTGTTGCTGTGGTTTATATTCAACGGTTATCGAGTACGGATTGCGATAATACACGTTCTGCGGCTTCCCGTAGTCATTCTGTACCCGTTCCCAAAAAGCAGAACCCGTCAAGCACATCGAAGCTGTAGCCTTCCAAATCAGGTTAGAGAAGCCTTCACGGAACGGCCATTCCGTCTCGATGTCTTTTTTCGCGTTGGCTTTGTAGAACTTTACAGGCACGCTCGCAACGGAATTTGCAATCAGTGTTACCGCACGGAATATCAGCGGAACATAAGTATATGCCGAAGCGGTATCAGTCACCTTGTCGGTTGAGCCCATCAGCTCGCTGAACCAATACGGGATCTGTGTCACCGATTTTGTACTTTTGTTGATTGTGGTTGTCTCTAAAAATGAACTTGCCATGTTACCTCACTATCCCCCGAATAAAATGACGCTGCTACCTGCGTTTATACAGTCCCACGCTAACGCCAATGACATGACACAATCGTCATGTAATCCATCAGGCGCATTGTATGAGAATGATCCCGAAGGTGTACGCTTGCTTTCATAACTCAATAACTCCCCTATCAATATAGGATCGTTGTATATCCCGATTTCTCCATGTTCAAACGCTGATTGTAGGTTGGTAATGATTGTCTGCTTTGTTGCGTTCGTGGTTGTGAATGGAATAATATTCATGTTTCGATTACGCAAATGGTCAATCACACCTTGCCCAATACTGTTAGCTTCAATTTTCATCAAGTCCATTTTGAAGCGGTTATATACAGATTGCAACCTATCCTCAAGCACATTGTAATCGACCCTATTGAAGCGGTCTTTATAAACAACGTTTTTCGATTGTACGTCCATGACTGTTATAACCGTATAGTCAACACTTGCTGCCACGTCAACACCTGCCACGTATTGACGATCCTTGACTGGTTTGTCGATCATCTCACATCGGATGGCTTCCTGTACCCGTCTGAATACCGAACCCTCATCGTCTATAAACTCTGCTAAATACTCTTGACGAAATATAAGCTCTGGTAGATCCCGTTTTGCTGATTCAATCTCAACAGGTGCTATATACGGATTGCTGGCTGTTGGAAAGCTGAATGATGCCCAACCTTCATCACCCGTCAATCCGTGCTGATAATTCTCCCAAAACCAGTTGCGCCCCTTTGGTGTTGATATAAATAATGCCTTACCCTGTCTGTCAGATAACGCTGGTCTGATTGCTTCCGTCCATGCTTCTTTTTTCATAAACGCACATTCATCCATGACCACGAAGTCCAACCCCTCACCTCGTAAACTGTCAGGATTATCAGCGGAGCGTACCGCAACAAATCCACCACCAGGAAGTGTGACCATACGGTCAACTAACCTAATATCAGCACCTGGAATATTACGACCTATTTGTCGCAATGGTCGCCATCCTACTTCACTTGTTTTGTAAGATGGTGACACCCACCACGCACGCCCACCTTTAGACGCAACATCTAAACACTCATTCACACCAAGACGGGTTTTACCCCAACGCCTGCCAGCCGCCAAAGTTTTGAACCTTGCGTCATTCTTGTGTACATGCAATTGCCCTGCATGTGGATTAGCGTCAATCGTCACTTGTTGCATCGTCCCACCTCACTACAATTGACTTACCCATAGAAGTCACATCAATAGCATCCCCAAACTCACCCTTGCGTTTTCGTGCCAGCCACCATTTAGCGTCCTGCGTGTTGCCTTCCTTGATTGATTTCAACAATATCCCCTGAGCAAGGTCATTCATGCGCTCGCACTCCTCGTCATACGCTTCACGGACTAACGGCTTTGTCTCGATCCACTTTTGCACTGTATTCCATGTGCAATTCAAACGATCAGCGATGGTTGACTTGATACCACCACTGCCCTTGATTGCCTTCTGGAATTGTGCTACCGTGTAGCGTTTACCCTTACTCATTCTGTAAATTTCCTTATGTCACCAATATTGGCTCTTGTCCTGTCACGTCCACCCATCGCTGGATTGCTACCGCACAATAAGCAGGTGAGATTTCAACCGCTCGACATTTGCGGTTCAGGCGTTCACAGGCAATTAGGGTTGTGCCGGAACCGGAAAAACACTCGAAAATAATTGCATTAGGCTCGCTATAATTCTCAATAAGGTCTTCCCACATTTTCAATGGTTTAGGGCAAGGGTGGTTTGCCACTCCTTCTTGTTTACCAATCGGATAATCAAATAAATCGTTGGCGCGTCTGCGTTGCCACTTTTCGCCAAAAAACAAAACCGGCTCCCAACACCAAAACCGAGACACGCGCCCATTAGTCATGCTGTTAGATTTTGTCCAGGGTGCCCAGTGCAAAGGCTCAAACCATCTAAGCCAGTGCGCCAGGTTGTAACAACCTGGCGTGATAATCTGTTTTTCACTTACAGATTGACAGACGCTAAACCAAGCCTCACTAAAATCCTTATATGTATCCGAATTTTTTAAGTCATCGACTGTGGACCCGTCGTAATCAAAACCAACGTTGTAAGGTGGGTCCACTGGTGCTAACTCTGCACGTTCACCGTGCATAAGTCTGTCAACTACACTCGCGTCCGTGCAATCGCCGCAAATCAGTTTATGCTCGCCGAGTTGCCACAGTTGCCCCGACTCAACGCCCCACTTCTCGCGCAATTCCTCAGCCTTGTCAATCTGCGGTTCTGCGTCTTCTGGTTGCTCGCCTTTGGTATCAAGTCCAAGTTTGTCAAGGTCAATGTCCGAAAACATCCCGTCAAGCATTCCGCTGTCAAACTCGATCTGCAACTGGTCAACGTCCCACTCTGCTAATTCAGAGGCTCGGTTGTCCCATAGTGCAAGCCGTGTCTTTTGCTCTGGTGTAAGCCCCTTACGCTTGACTGCTATAATCTCGTTGCCGTCCGCTTCGATCACCCTGACATTCTCAATGCCTGCAATACCAGCGGCTTCGATGACGCCATTTCCAGCAAGGATGATATTATCCTCGTCGATAACAATAGACCTTGCCCCGCCGACTTCCTGCAACGATGATACAATCTGCCCTATGTTGCGCTGGTTGTGCTTGCGTGCGTTATTTGGGTCTGGCTTCAATTGCCCGATGTGGTTTATCTCATCCATCAATACTCCGCTTCAATCTCCAGATACGGCTCAAACGTGTTACCGCCACTATCAAACTGTACCTCGACACGATAACCCTTTCCAGCCGTCAACGCTGTCACCGCTGGAAGTGTGATAACATCCCCAACGGTTGACGCTGAACCTGATAGCACCGTTGCTGATACGTCCGTTCGGATGCCACCCGTCACATCGTAAGCCTTGACAACAACATTGGTTGGATTCGAACCCCATGGGGTAGTCGTGACGCTGTAAATAATCGCTTCGTCATCACCCTGATAATATTTGCCAATCAATCTATCTGTCATATCTAACTCACTTGTCTACTTATCAGAACTTGAAGGGGTGGCTGTGCCTTTGATTTCGTATCAACCCTCGATTTGAGTTTGCACATTTAGCCACCCCTTCAAGGCCTACTTGTCACCTTCTGGATCCCATTCGTCTGGGACCCAGCAAGGTTCTTTCCCATCATGCACAATTTGACCAAGAAGAATATCAATCCCTTTGGTCAAATAAACAATACGATTACCGTATCGGGTTATTTTTTTTTCCTGCTTCTCGACAATCAATTCCAGTTTGTCAACTCGTGATTCCATTTTGTTCGCCAATTTCTCCCATGTATCACTAGCCATTTTTTCAGTTTCCGCCCTAACTTTTGGCTTTAAAAAATGGTTTGTTATCACTCCACCCAACACGACGCCAATAACTCCGATAACCGCTATGATGATTGCATCCATGATAATGTTATCCTTGCGGTGTCGCTGATTTTTCGCCTGCGTCCTCAATGGCAATTCCAGCAATAAGCACCATCACAAGCCCGACGATACTCTGCCAAATTTCCTCTGGTACTGACAAATAATGTAAAACGACTGCCTGACAAACACCAAAAATGGCTAACCAAAACTTGCGTGATTTCAAAAGACTTGACATGATTGACTCCTTTTTGTCAATCTACTGTATATGCGCATAAAATACAGTAGACACTATATCGTGCTGTTGATACTCATATCAAGTTTGTAACACATATGTTCTATTCTGTCAAGTAGCAATCCGATTGCTTGCGATAATTTAAGGTTGCCAATTTATCACGCGTAACATGACACGCATAGCATATCAAATATACCCACAATCATCACAAATCATTCTATGCTCATAATACGCGTCCCACATCACCAGCATTTCAGCATCCGTCTTGCTTTCGTCATCATAGACTTCGCAATATTCGTCATACAGCCGTTGTCCCTCAGCACATAGTATCAGTAAGCCTTTATTTTTCATAGCTCTCACCAAACTCTAAAAATATAATGTCGTTAAACCTATTCAAAAAAGGCAGATTTTCTTTTCCATATTGATCAAATGTCATCTCATATAAATACGGATTTTGTTCTTCGTACAACGTCTTGATTTCGCCAGTTTCAACAATTTTATATTTTACATATTTTCGTTTTTTCATCATCCACCTCGCCCGCACACCAATTCTATCACGCGCAACCTGTACCACATGGACCACAAAAACGTCACCCATGTCAGGAAAAAGGCGACAACCATCAGCCATAATCTGTCATTGTCAGGTATGCGTTTTTTCATTCAGCACCTCGTTTTATATTTTCTAACACCTTCAACATTTGTTCAATCGTACTAACAGCCATTCCAGATTTTATCATGTCACCTGTAAACCGCAACAAATGCCAACCGTTCACTGTTGCCAAATTATACTTTTCAACATCCTTGCTATACCCTGCCCCCCTGGAATGCCTTCCCTGTGTCCACACGCCACCCTCAACCTCTACAAGTATTTTTTGTTCGGGATAGGCGAAGTCAGCCCTGTACCGTCGTGGAGGTGCAAAGCGGTATTCACGCTCTGGAAGTGGTAGTCCGACAAGTTGCATTTGGTGTAGTAGTGTATCTTCAAGGTCGGACATTTCGTCTAATTCCAATCTTGATACTAAACATGAATAAAATAATACTTATGACATAAGCATTTTTCATTGTTATATATCCGATTCTAAAAATATGGGTTGTTCGAGCAACGTTGTCTTCATCCCACCATAACCAATAGTTTTTCCAAAATTGTGCTATTGTTACCTCAAAAAACACATATTGAAACAACATAAAGCCAATAGTTGTAGCCTCGAATTTGTTTTCAAATATCCATCTAATTATTTTCAATTCAACCTCTCCTTCTGCTGGTACTTCATCCACAACGCAAACGCCACAACCTCGCAATCGTAGCGTATCGACAACATCAAGCCAAGCCATGTGCAAAATACACGGTGCGAGTCAATCGGTTTGGTGTTATTCTGTTTGTTCATCGTATTTATCAACAACAATCAACAAACCACAATACGGGCAATAATCACCGTCCTTGTGTTCTGTTACGTGTTTGCAAAGTGTTTCAAAATATAGTTCTTCAAACGCGTCGTCAAACTTTTCAGTCCATAAACATCTACTACCAACAAACAAAGTACGCTTTATTCTTCCGTGTTCTGTTTTTTCTTCTACAATATTTCCGCTGATATATAAGTTTTTATCGCTCATCCTACACTCTCCCTATTCTTCGCATACTCCGCGCACACGTCAATAAAGCTATCAGGCAATAAATATTCTCGTTCGCACCAACTATGCCAGGTGCCGTCGGGATAGATTGCGCCGTCCTCAATCCTCATGCGCGGCTTGTCGCTCTTGCTGTCCATGACGAAGTAGATTCGCGCGGTTTGTTTTGATTCGGTCATGCTACGCTCCTCTCCGCAATCCACCGCTTCAGCCCGTCCAACAACGCCTGCTTGATACGCACCCTGTCAGCATTGCGTTGCGTCGGGTTCGCTTTCCATTCTCGCACCGCTGTCTTGTAATCGATCTCCGCTTGTTGCCTGGCTGTCCATAAGTTCATCTATTAATCCTTTCTACGTCTGCTAATAAATTCTTTTCAGGATCCACATATAACGCAAATGTTTTAGGTGCTTCACCCATTTTCTGTTTCAGCAATCTAACAATCAATAAATTCTTACTAACCTTAATACCAGCAATCATCTTTCCTGGTTCTTCTGTTTTTATCGGATACCACACGCCAAACATCTTATCACTTGATTGCTCAATGTTGCTCGTTTCCTGGCCGTCATCAATTGTTGGTGTTTTATCTTCTCGATCCATTGTTTGCCGTCCAGTTTGTACTCCCAATAATACAGGGCACCCGAACGCAATCGCGGCATCTTTCGCACGGTTCACAGCTTCCATCATCTGCTCTCGTTTTGTTGCGCCGTCTTTTTCATCAGGTCTTATTCGTTGCAGATAATCTAACACAATCATTTTTGGCTTGATTTTCTTTTCAGTAGCATCGTTGCAAATATATTCCAGTGCCCGGCCAACGTCTGACATAGTCATTCTTGGTCGTGATCGTCTACGATCTTTTTGCTCAAGTTGGCTATGTCCAATAATCCACATGGGTGTTGTTGCTCGCCTAACAGATGATCTCTCCAATAGTTTCCATTCTCGCTCATCAATCAGGCCACGCGCTAACTTTGTTATTGATAAGTCAGCATCGCCAGCAAGCCATGAAAGCGTGTCCTCCTCTACCGATTGCTCCCAAGTAACCCGTGCTACAAATTCATCTTCGCTCTGATCTCTGATAATTTCTTTTACAGCTTGCTTAGATAACCAGTTCATAAAACCTGATTTATAGTTTGATGTATAACCCAACACCGTTACAAGCTCACCAGACCTAAACGGCAATAACATTTTGTCAAGATCCCCAATTCCAGACTTGATTCCACCGGCTGCGTCTTTTCGTAAATCTGCGACTAAGTTCACTGCCAGGCTTGACGCCGTTTGTGGATCAAATACGATTGTAGTTATATCTTGCTTTTTTTCTGTCATTTCTGCTCCATGTTGTCAAATTTGAAACTATCTAAACCGAATGGCTTATTGTTTCCTAAGTTTCCTGATACCCTTTTTCTCTTACAAGTAATGGCTGCGTTTTTAATTGATCTTGGAGATGTTATTGTATATTTTCCATCCAACTCAATAAATGCTTGTTTTATATCGCATTCGATTACCCCTTCATTGGCCATAATAGATAATTCTCTAGTCCAACTATCCACCTCATTTGGATATGGAGATCGTTGCAACCCAGTAACAAATGCTGAAAATAGTTTTGAAACAGTATTTTCTTCTATACTCTCTGTTGTATTTTGTGTTATAGTATCTTGTGTAGTCTCTGTTAATGATTTATAAGTTTCTTGATAATCCGATTGTGAAGTTTCTTTATAATCAGATTTATAAGTTTCTTCATAATCCGATTGTGAAGTTTCTCGATTATCAAGAAACTCAATAATCGATTTTGTTAATAATTCAATATTCAATTTATAGTGAACAGTTGGAGCGCCACTAGCTCTTTTTAGTTTTGTTTCTACAAATCCTTTTTCACACAATAAATCAGATGCACGTTTTATTTTATATTGTGTAAGACCAATTTCATCATACCAATCGTTAAATGTTTTATAAAACCATCCGTTATTTCTTTTTGATTTGTCAGACCAATAAATAATTTGACTAAGCAATATTGCGGAATTTATATCACCATCTAATAATTCAATATATATTCTTGGTACAGCTATCAAATTCAGTTGTCCTGATATTGATTTTATCAGGTTAAATACATTCTTCTGATTAGTCATTATTACTCCCTGTATAGCAGAACCCCACCATCCAAAGTTTGTGAGTGTCTAGGTCACAGGGTGGATAATGGGGTTCTGCTCACAAACTATTTCCCTTTACCTAGACACTACCAATTATACACACATTTTCCATAATGTCAAGCTCTTGGCTTGCGTGAAGTTGATAATAAATTTCTAATACCTCGCTTTGTTAGAATACCGTCATTGATTGCATCATCAACTTTCATATTGATGTTGATAAGCCTGGCACCAATCAGCTTTGAAAATTCAAGTGCATCTGCATAAGCGTCTGGATCAAGCCACACATAAGCAGATTGTCCGTGAAACTTATCGACAATATTTCTCCATTGATTCTTTCCTGGTAAACCAATCACCTGATAATCATTATCTTCAAGTGTTAGATAAGTAACCATTGCTTTTTTTTCACCCTCGACAATGATAATCTTTTCAGCGTCAAACATATCATCCGGTGAACAGAAGAACGGAGAAGCCTGTAACCCTGGGCGTTCCGGCCTGTATTTATCATTCTGCTTGTAAGGATTGATTAGCCTATGTTTTATATTTTGCAATTCCCAATTAGTGCCAGTGAATATCGGTATTGTCATTGTTGGTGTAGTCCATTTGCCTATATCAGTCATAACGGTAAATTGATTGCAGTAGCCTAACCACCAATAGTTTTGCCATTCAATCGGTATTCCTTCGGACTCCCAAAGTTGCTGATAATTTTCATTTTGTTCTACCGTTTCATGATATTTTCGCCACGTTTCCGTTTGCCTTAATTCTTCCAAAACCTGTAAGGCTTTATTGGTGGCTTCTTCTAATCGTTGGATTTCACGAATAGCCCGGTTCTTTATGATGCGGTCTTTGTCTGCCTGGTTTAGTTGTTTTTCACCGCCCAACCATTCGCAAGCATCATTGAAGGAAATGTTTAACCACTTTTGAACAAAATCAATAACGTCACCAGTACCACATTCTTGTCTGGTAAAACATTTGTATTTTTGCACTCCCCCGTCTAAATAAATTGTAAACGCTGATTTGTTATCACCACCATGTAAAGGACAATGTGAGCGGTAATCATTAGCACTTACCTTGTGAAATTCAGCTCCAGCTTGTTCTGCGATCTGGAGCAAATCGTTACTAAAACGCAATTTCTCCAAATCGTACATTTTCATCTTCCTTGTGAATTTCTAAGTCATGGAACTTTTTATGACAGGATTCACACAAAACAATCAAATCGGATTCCAACTCAAAAAATAGCCTGTCATAGGTTCGATGGTGGGTATGTAGGGACTTGTCATCACCGCTACGATTGCAAAGCTGGCAACGGTACTCAGCACGCTCTTTTGCCTGTCTGGAAACTTCTTTCCATTCAGGAGATTTTATGTATTCGTGATAATCCTGTTTATCGTTAAGCATTTCATAATAAACTTCTAACTCGTCTTTTTCATATTCCTTCATTCTTTTTTGTCGAATAAGGTTTATGATCGCTGTTGCTAAACTTCCCTCTGAATATTTGCTCATGTCACATCCTTATAAACAAACAGCCGCTTTCAACTAGGTTAGTGACTTGTTCAGGGTCGTAGTTGAAAAACGGCTATTTGTCTATCACTAACGATTATCCCTGAACACTTATGATTATATACTATTTTTAAGTATTGTCAAGAAGGAATATTTATTATCTTGCACCCAGGTACATTATCAAAAACATCTTTTATTAAAACAAGTTTACATTCTGTGTGGTTAATTTGTTCTGTAATGGTTGATTTATATTTCAAATAATTATCATTATCAAAAAACCATGTTTGCAATTTATTGAATGGTATTGCATGGGCTTCTATTGTTTCATCTTCCTGAATAAAACAATAAAGTAAAATATCACATTTTCCATAATGCATCCAACCTTGTTTTTCCCTACCCGGAACCGTACACGACATAGTTTCAAGCGTATAGTAAATATATTTATAACCGGGCCAGTTAACAATTTTTTCTTCAATGCCTTTTATAGCATTATCATTTATTTGTAATATAGTATCTACTGCAAATTCTTTTTGTAATATGTCCGCTAATTTTCCCTTATCAACAAATACAAACCTATTCTCGAATCCTTTATTTTTATAGAAAGGCTTCAGTAATTTATCTCTATAAATTTTTTGACGTTCGTTATCTCTTATAAATTCATTCATGATTGATTACCCCAAACAGCCCAACCTTCTCTTTGTTGTCTGCTAAACAATTCTACCTTTGATAATTCAGGATACATTTTTTCAATTATTGAATACATTACGTCAGGTTTTTTACTATGTTCTTGTCGCGGAGCTTCAATTACGCTATCCGGTTTATCTTCGCCTTTTGGTGTTGGTATACTGCCCTTCACCCCAATGAGCAATATTTCGTGTCTTTGTCTTACCCATTGTCCTGGCCCGATTGATGGTTTCACCCATACCATTGATGTCCTATATTCAAAACCCCAGGCATCCAATACTTGAAAACCTTTTTTTAACATTGGCGTTGATACCCATAAAAATAATATTGCATCTTCTGTTGTAATATCACTTACTGGTAAATTACAAATTTCCTCAATAGCCATGGTAGGATATTGGTTTTCAATTTTTCTACTGTCACTTATTGGGTGGTCATATTGCCATGGTGGATCTGCATAGATAATTGGAAATATACCAATACCTTCAAGTGGTTTATTGTTCTCAGTTATTTCAACAAGTTTTTCTATACGTTCGGCTCTATTGATAACCCTTTTGGCTTCCGGTATTGTCATTTCACCAGCAATAATTTGTTTAGCTAATTCAGGTGCTACATTCTGAATTTTCTTAGCATCTATAATATAGCCTTTTGATACACCAATTTGTTTGCTTGCTTTTTCAACTGCGTGAATTGGTTCAAATTCTTTCGCTTTTACCAATGTTGGTAAAAGCGTTTCTGTCTGTTCTTTATTTTCATTGTTAAATATTTTTTGGTTTTCCTTCGCCTTTTCTGCAAAGTGTTTTTCAATATCCAAAGCCACAAATGCAAGTTGCCCTGGTTGTAAGTGTCGCCTGTGTAAATTTGTTCTTACAACGTAGGATAATGGATCACCATTATTGAACGTTGTGTAAGTTGGTTTTATTCCTAATTCTTCACATGCTTTGTAGCGGTTTCTACCATCAAGTATTTTGTTTTCATGTAAAATTATTGGAAGGCTGTTGTCAAAGCCGTTGGTTTGAATATCAGCTTTTAGCTTTTGATATTCGTCTGTATTCATCATTGGAAAAATATTTGCTAATTCGTGAAATTCCATTGTTTTATCCTTATAAATACAGAACCGCCGTTTTCCTGATTAGTGAGTTTTGGCAAACAACACTGGAAAAAAGCGGTTCAGTATGCACTATTCTTTGATGTTGTTTGCCATCCAGAATCATATCACACACGTTACAATCTGTCAAGGGTGTAGATATTGTAACGG